TCACATCAATGCGGCAGCTTGATTTATTAGCTCAAAATCAACATGTGTATATATGTTGGCTGTCATTGCAATATCAGCATGGCCCATTAGATATTGAGCTGTTCGAATATCAACACCGCGCTTTTGCAGATTGGTGCAGAAGGTATGGCGCAGTGAGTATGCAGATATATCTGTTGCAAGAGGATATGGCGGCAAGAGTTCGTTACGGTACACCTTGCAGCCCATATCTATATTCATGAGGCGACGCAAATGCGCCCATGCTCTGCGCTTGTTATCTTTATTGAGTTGCTTGCCTTGTTGATTCTTGCATAGCAAATCAAACGGAGAAGATCCGTGCGGCAACAATTTAGCTAAACCATCAACGATAGGCACATATCTATCTGCAGCTTTAGTTTTCGTTCCTCGAATATGCAAATATCGCTCACCATCTCGAATGACTATATCACGAAATTCAACTGCAGAGGCTTCAGAAGGGCGACACCCGGCATAATACATTAAGGCAAAATATAGAGGTACATAATGTTGATTGAGAACATTCAAGAAGTGCTGCTCTTCTGATGTAGTTAGTGAGCGCCTAGGATTGTAATATCCAGAAGGCTTTACAAGATTTTCAGTTGGATCTAAATTGATTAGTTTATTAATCTTTGCATATTTAAAAATGAAACGTAGCATCTGATAAGTATCATTGATAGTTGCTTTTGATTTATCACCTTTTAAATTCAAAACGCGCTGACACATGATAGGAGTTACATCCTTAATTAATAAAGTACCGATCTCGTTGAGTACATACGATTTCAATTTCTGTAAATACTTCTCGCGTGTTATTTCGCTCTGATTCACCTTGTATGTATCAACGCACTCAAGTGCCCATGATGCAACAGTGCGCCTTGCTGGGTTCAAAACCTCATCACGTTCAAGTGCTTGCTTTTTCAAAATCAGCTTTTCGATAACTGCACGCTCTGAATTTCCGCGCACATAATATCGTTTTCCGTTATAAGAAAATGTTTTAGTTATCATAAATACCTCGTATTTTTGCACTAAAAAAGCACATTTAAAAACTAATTAGCTGATATAGTTGTAATGTGCTAGTGCTGCTGATATACTCATAAATGATATTTGTGTTTGTTGAAAAATACATCAACAGCTCCGACCGCGCCTATTGCAGTAGGTGCGGTTTTTTTATTCGTGAGAATCTAGTTATCTTCGTCAACAACGTTCTTCGATTTAAAGATTGCAATAATAGCAAGAATTGCGCAGATTAAGCACCAAGCCGCCCAAATTTTCAAATCTTCGTAACTACCAGCCATCGTGAAGCCTGTAATTGCAGCTAGCCCATACATGATAATTAATGCGATGTGTGCTCCCTTTTTGACACTCTTCCTCACAACAATTGATGTAATACCACCAGCAATTAGCAAGATAGCAACGAGAAAACCAGCGCTACCGCTCATTTCTCCATTTTCAGCTAGAGAATTTCCAAGCCCCGCTGCCGCTGATTGCAAAAGCACGAATACGGCTAAAACGATAGATAGGATTCCAGAAATTAGCTTCCAAGTTTTCATAATAGTTCCTCCTGTTAAATGATAATAAATATACTGCAATCACTCGGCAAAAGCGCAGAGTGGTGTTGCTATAGATTGATGCCTAGCAAGTTCCAAATCTTCGAGCGGAATCATGCAAGAAAAATCACCGTTGTTGATATGCTCAAGCTCGTGAACATATGAGCTGTGATGTTGCTCACATGAATCATGAGCATTTAGAAATACTGTATAAAATAACTCGCCAGATGTATCAATGAAATATGCTGTTGCCCCGTGAATTCTGTGAGGCATATCAATGATTCTGACTTGAACATTCTCCGTCATTCTTCGTCACCAAACTGATCCCTTTTTAATTTTTCTAAAATATTTGCAACGCTCAAAATATCTTCTTTTGTTACATTGCGCGATGCGTCAAATAGCACCTTTAATTCTGGACGCTCATACATCTCTTTAGCTGCTTCTGCCGCTTCTGGATCTAGATAGTAAATAGAGCCTATTTCTTTTCCTGTAATATAATTCATATCAACATTAAAGTAATCACAAATAATATCCAGCGTATCTTGGTCGGGGTATCGCTCGCCTCTTTCATACATACTAACAGCACTTTTTGAAAGCCCGATTGCATTAGCTAAATCTGCTTGCGAAAGCCCTTTTCTAATTCTTAACTCCTTTAATCTGTCCTTGAATTTCATGCCATTTCCCTCCCTGTTTGATTTATTAAACCACAAATTGTGTATGCTCTCAACAAAAAAAGCACAAAAAGTGTTGACAGGTGTGCACAATTCGTGTACAGTAGAGAAAACGAAGGGAAATAACATGAAATAATCAACAACTTGTGTACAACACATATAAGGAGGACAAAATATGGATACGAGAAAAGTAGGAGAAAAACTAAAGAGAATGCGCGGAAATAAGTCGCAAGAAGAATTAGCTGAAGCGCTTGGAATACCAACAAGAACATATGCATCATATGAGCAAGGAGCTCGAACACCAAAAGATTCAATGAAAATAAAAATTGCAAGATATTATGATGAAAGTGTCGAGTCAATTTTTTTTAACTAAAAAGAACACGAAACGTGTACATTACATACGATGAAGAGGCTGAAAGATGGATAAGCAGATTATAACGCGAGATATAAAAAAAGAAATAGGCAACTGGCCTTGTCTATCAGACATCGCCAGATACCTTGGCAAATCAAGAGGCTACGCACAATCACTTATGCAAGATTGCGAATTCATCGGGGATGGGAAGAAAAAGCAGTATCTGGCATCAGATGTGGCGGAGCGGTTGATTAACAAGAGGCGGTGTGTGTGATTGTCAAAATACGATATAGCGGAGTATGCATATCAGAGCCACAAGAATAAATAGACAAGAGTTATAGAGAGCTAATGAGGTACTAAAATGTTTGATTCAGTTAAAGAAGTATTGCACCAAGCATGTGAAGAAAACAGCAACACACCTTTGCAAGAGATAGTTAGTGCGATAGGTGTTACGGCACTGATTCCGATGTTGTGGATAGCCCTATACATGCTAGGGGCGAGGTAAGGAGGAGTTATGGGCGCCATAATTAATGAAAAAATAATAAAGTTCGGGGCGGATAATCGTCTAAACATTTTAGGCAACTACGGTAGGAATCGTAAAGCCAGAAAAGTAAAGTCGTACACCATATCTACAGATACGGGGAATGTCTTAGGCAGAATTAAGCCCGACTGCTCATACGAGCAGTTCCTTGAAAAAATAGCCCTCAATGCTATATGTGAGGCAGAACGCCTATCTGACGTAATAAACGTCATGGAAGAAGAGTATGCAGAGCTGTGTGAAGATTATACAGCTCTCAAAGAGGAGACAAACAATGATATTTAGAACATTTTTAATCGGAATGGTGCTAGTCGGCATCACGATAATCTTAACCGAGTTACACCGATACATGGTGTACAGCGAGGAGCTAGAAAGGGAGGAAGAAAATGGAAGGATTATGTAAAAACTGCGGACAGATGCATCTAGTATCTGCAGAAACTCAGGAAGATGCAGACAGAATCGCTAGTGAATCATGCGATTGTGAGAATGAAGCAAAATGGCATCGCATGATGGAAGAGAAAGTTGAGATGCTATGTGGAGAGCAGTCAAGAGAACTGAACTTTATACCGCTAGATGATACAAGTCTCAGATATGTGAAAACAACATGCGAACTGATCCATGCAGGATTTATCAGCAATGCAAAATTTAGTGCAGCCAACAGCGAAATCAAAATAAATGGTGTAGCCGGCAAGGTAGACATCAGGAGAACTAAAAAGCAGACAAACCAGATGACAATCTAGGAGGCAGATATGGATATCGATAGAAGAAAGCGCTATTTCGGAGATATGCTCTCTGAAGAGCAGCTCACAAGGACGGAAATTCCAGAGATTGAAGACGCAATAGTAGAAGAACTAGCACTCCCGATAGTTAGCTGCAAAGAGTCAGCGACTCAGGATGCTGATACATGGGGAATGATAAAGTTCGAGTAGGAGGAAAAATGTTAAAAGCTTCGTGGTGGCTAATTATGGCAATGCTGCTAGTGGGATTAGCGGGGTTATATGAATACATCGATGGCAGGTACAAGAATGCAAATATGTTATTTCTGATATTCGACGTCGGAATGATTGTAGCATTCGCAATTCCGGTCGTGTGGCTGATGATATGAGCAAACTAGATAATTACTATCAAAACTGCGCTTATCCAAAGCCACGGTCGGCAAAGAAGAAAAAGAAAATGAATGGCTGGAAAAACAAACCGAACAGGGTTTGTAAATACTGTGGAAGACCTTATGCAGAGAGACACGAGGTATTTGGCGGGTCGAACCGTCAAATCAGTATCGATAATGAATTTCAGGTCGATGTGTGCCGAAAGCATCATGAGGAGCTACATGCAAACTGCACCGTGTGGGCGCAGCGAGAAAATCAGAGATTGCGCCAGCACTACCAACTTCAATATGAAATTGAGTTGATAGAGCAAGGCTATACAGCACAGCAAGCGAGAAGAGAATGGATGCGGCTAATTGGCCGCAACTATCTATAGGAGGTATCAAGATGAATTGGACAGTAGTAACAGTAACGGCAATCGTTTGTCTAACACTAGCATTTATGGTAGCGGTAGGCGATAAGAAAAAATAATGTTTCGCGTTAAATCAGAGTGTGATGTGTGTGGTTTTGAGCATCCGACACAAGGAGACAATCGAGCGTTCAGGTGGTGCCGTAGAATGCGCGGCACAGTGTGTGATCAGTGCTGCAAGAAGTGCGAGTATAACGACGACTGGCACTGCAGATTTGATCCTATCGGCAAAGCTCGTATGTACGAAATAACCTACGCTAACAATGATGACGAGCGCAGAATATCAAAATTCGAAGACCGCCTAAGGCAAACGAAAAACGAATCATCAAGAGAATTAATGAACAATATTATTGAGCAGATTAAAGAGAGAATAGCTGAACGAGATAAAGAATACGAGAGTATTCACAGCGGGGAAGTTATTCTGACAAAGGAGTAAATCATGGAAAAAATCAACGAAGCAAGAGCGAAAATCACAGAGGAATCGCTGGAAATAAAAAGTGCATTGGCGACGTTTATTGAAGAGACAATAAACGAACGTTGCACCACAGAAGAAGTAGCAAACAAGATCCTTGATGGCAAGAAGTCTATCAAGGATTTAATAAACGATATAAGAAACAAAGCAAAAGAAAAAGCTGTTAATAACATGGCTGCAATCTCAGATGAAGAAGTGAGAGGAATGGTATTGAAGTATTACGAGATTGACGAAACAAAGGCACAGAATTCGGAGGTAGTAGATATCCTGGATCTCATTTAAGGAGGAAGTCATGGAATACATATATCGCAATATAGAGAATATTCCTGTTGATATCGAGTATCCGGATGATTTTGAGAACATAGTTACAGAAACATTAGAGAAACCGATTATATATAACAGGTTTAAGAAAATAGCACATTGTCCCAAGTTCGGAGAAACGTTTGATTACATAGACACTATAAAAAAAGGAGACGTGGTTCCATATAAAGGAGAGAACAGAGTAGCAATGCCTCATACATGCCATCCGTTGGGCAGTGGCAAAACATACTTATGGATGTTCTATAGGAATGAAACAATCTACTTCGTAGTTGCATATGCTTCCTGGATATATAACGGAGAAGAAGTTGCCGATATGAGGGACGTCACACAGATATATATAGAGCAGATTGTGTGTATATCTAGAGAAGAACAATTCATGTATGCATATCAAGGAGCATATCGAGGCGGATGGTCGAGATGTCAAGATGGTTCAATTCACCTTATAGATAAAGGCTATGTACATAACCTTGTAAATCAAGAACAGTTACAAGATACGTTCCTTAATTACATGGATATACATGTTAGATTTGCAGATTACATGATCAAAGAAGCTGCAATCTGCGCAAAGTATCCACAAATTGAATTCATTAAGAAAGCAGGATTAGAAGATATAGTCAGATGCAAAATTACAAGGTGTCCAGTGTACATCAGACCGAACTGGAGGGCAAAATCAATTCCTGGATTTTTAGGTTTAACACATCAAGATATAGAGAAACTTAAGAATTGGGACATGTTCAACTTGCCTAGCATATCAACCTATAAGATGCTGGTCAATCACGGAAAAGTAAAAAAGAGCCACATCGAATTAGTAATGAAAGAATTTCATATAAGCGCAATTTATCAAAAGGGGAAAACAGAAAATCTTGTAAGGCTGGCAACGTATTTCAACAAACAAAGAGAAAAACGAAAAGAGGACGACAACGCTCGTCAAATGTCTGTGCAGAGTGAATATAGAGACTATATAAGGCAATTAGAAAAACTGGATTACCCACTAAATGACTACTATAAATATCCCAAGAATCTTACAGAAGCACATGACCGCATATCAGAAGAATACCTGGCAATGCAGAATAAGATAATGCAGGAAGAAAATAGAAAGCGGCAAGAAAAGTTCGAAAGTGAATTCCTGCCAAGACTAGAAAAAATGTGTTGGAAAGATAACAAGTACCTGATAAGACCTCTTAGGAACAGAACAGAGTTCAACAATGAAGGTCGCAACAATCATAACTGTGTAGCCTCTTACTATGAAAGAGCAACAGAGGGAAGAACATCGATATTCGTATTAAGAGAAATCGGAGATGAAGAGCAATCCTTTGTAACTGTCGAGATTGACCTAAAAAGAGGAGAGTTAAAGCAGTGCTATGGACAAGGTAACAGACTGCCAGAAAAAGAGGTTACAGAATGGGTAGAAAAATGGCTAGTAAAGATGATTAAGAAGTTAAGGAAAGCCGATAAAGCTACACTGAAAGGAGCAGCATAATGAACGAGATTACAAATGTTGAGTACGAAGTGCAGAAAGAACTGACAGATAAAACAACAGAAGAATTACAGATAGAAGTTAATGGGCTGTATCACCAGATGGAGATGATAGGCAACATTGCAATGATGATTGCAGCTAATGCCGGACAGAGACTACTTGTTATTAAAGATAGGCTCAATCATGGAGAATTCGAATTATGGTGCGAATCACATCTAGATTTCTCAAAGCGAAAAGCAGAGATGATGATGTCTCTGGCCAAAAGATGCGAAGAAGAAAATAGCCTCTTTTCAAAAACGCAAACGTTTGCGGATTTGAGCATTTCCAAGGTGTTTGCGCTTTTAGCAGCACCTGAAGAGGTGGCTGTAGAGGTGGTAGAAAACAATGATATTTCCGAAATGACAGTCAGAGAACTGAAGGAAGAAATTGCAGACCTCAAATCACAAAATACAGAGATAGTTGAACTAAAGAACATAATCAAAGAACTGGAAGAAGAAAAATCTGAACCAGGAATCAGTACTGAAGAACTCGAGAAAAGGGATAAAGAAATCGAGGAGCTAAAAGAAAAGCTGAAGAAGGAAAAAGAAAAGGTAAAGCAGAGCAAGAGTAATAAGGATGAAGAGGTTAAGAAAGCTCTTGAAGAAGCAAGAGTTGAGATGGACAGGGAAATTGAAAAGGCTGTAGCAACTGCAAAGATCCAGGCAAAAGCAGAAAACATAAAAACTGAAGAGGAACTATCAAAGGCTAAAGCTGAGGTTGAAAAGCTTAATGTAGCAGTAGCAAGCGGAGAAGTCCTAACAGCATTTAGGATTAATGTTAACAATCTGCAGACCACATTCAATGAGTGCATGAATCAGCTTGGCCAGATGGACAAGGAATCTTCAGAGAAGTTTAAAGGAGCATTAAAGAAGATCCTTACAACAGAACTCGAGACATTGAACAAATAAAGAGGTCAATATGGAAGACAAGATAATAATGGACTTCCTAGCAAGCGAATTCCTAGCTGAGAAGAAGAGACTTCCGAATGGAACAGAGATAGATGCACTAGCAATAGGATTCCAAGCAGGAACAAAGCTGATGAATCAACTTATAGAAGAGGCGGTACCAGAAGATGAAGAAAATTAAGTGGGTAAAGAAAAGAGATGAAGTATCAGATGCTGGAGATCTGAAAATATCGATTTATAAGCCAGAGAAAGGTCATAGCGATATATCTATAGAAACTGTCAAGAAGGCTATCAGATTACAGAGCGGTAGCAGATGGGAAACAAAGTCTATAAAAATACATAAAGATGGAGCGGTTCTCAAAACAAACTATGACACATTTGAGAAGGCGGCAGCTGCTGCGGAAAGGATGATGAACTAATCATGAAGATGACGACAAAAGAATTTTTAGAAAATGCAAATGCAGAGATGGGCCGCAAAGTTTGGGAACATTACGGCTCTGAAGCGCAAACAAAGAAGCTTGTGGAAGAACTGGCAGAACTAATTACAGCGATAGCCAGAGATGATATAAGAGCTGTTCGTGAGGAAATGGCAGATGTAGAAGTCATGATAATGCAGTTCAAGCAAGGATTTAATATCGATACACTGCCAATCATGAATTACAAGTTAAATAGAACGATGGCAAGAATAGAAAACGAAAAGAGTAAGTAAATATATAAATTGAATATATGAACAAGGAGACACAATGGCACATTTAATAATCAGCAAAACTGTAACTGTAATATTAGCTATTGCTGCATGGGAGTTGGGAAAGAAGGTGAAGCTATGAAGGCATATAACATAATCCCAGAGTGGAACGAATTAAGATTTAGAAATTTAACACCAGAGGAAAAGGAAGAATATGCCAATTTCGATTGGTCATATATGGTCGAGAACTTACCAGAATACGATGAAGATGTTCTTGTAACAAATGGGGTATGTATATGGGCTGACTCCTTTAGCGAGGATGTTGACGGCGTATATTTATCTGGCACAGGTGATGACATGAATGGCGTGATTGCGTGGATGCCGTTACCGAATCCGTACAAAGGAGAATAACAAATGAGAGAGATAAAATTCAGAGCATGGGACAGAGAGCTTGAAGAGTGGACGAATTACTCAATTAACAATATTGACGGTAACCTTGTAGATTTTTGCAACAAAGAGGCAGGATGCTGGGAAACAGACAAAGAGGGTAAGCGATTCGTTTTGAGCCAATATACAGGGCTAAAGGACAATGAGGATAGGGAAATATACGAAGGCGATATTGTAAAAGCAATAAGTTTTGCGAGATGGATAGGAGTTGTTAAATATTCGGATGAAAACCAAGCCTTTATATTCGATGATTTAGATAAAAAATATAGAGGAAATTCAACAGTGTTTATGAATCAGTTCGATGACGGGTTTGAAATTCTCGGCAACATT